AGGGGCGTACGAACGAGATTAGTCATTTGACTCAGGGCTCAGAGAGCAAAGGGTGAGTTGAGCTTAAGCTCAAACATATTGTACCCACGCTCGCGAGGAGGAAACCTAATCCTCCTCCTCTTCCTCCATCTCATCCTCTTGCGCGTCGGCGGAGCTGTACACTTTGGTGTTGCCGTCGGCGTCAGTGATCTCGAAGTAGAAGTCCGCCATGCGGCGGCCGATGCTGTTTTCTGCCATAATCAGTCAAGTTCAACGATGAGTAAATTGCCATCCTTGCGGACGGAACGAATGGTCTGTTCCGTGTCGCGTGGGAGTAAGGCTTCTCTCTCAATGGAGATTTCGGAGAAGGTATCAACCGGTGTGAGTTGCTTGCTACGGCTGATGAAGAGAATGCTATTCGTTGCCCTAGATGTGAAGCCTCTGGCGACATTCTCATCGTAAGAGTAGGAACCGAATGCGGGATCCTTCATCTTCATTCCAGGTTGAGCATTCTCCAGCACCTTATAGAGGGCGAGTGCCTGACCACTATCGGCACGAGTTCCGCGCCAGAACGGCTCAGCGTTATCGTTCTTCGGCAGTGCGGCCAAGGCGCTGTCGAGTTCCCTCGTGTGCGTTCTAGTCCAACCACGATTCTCTGGCTCACACGTCTTCGGCTGGCGGAGACAGGCGTTGAGATCGGAGTAGGGGCGATCCCCTCCCTCATCAGTATAGTCACGGATAGCGACGCGTTGCTTCGTGTTGAGGTTGGCATTAGCCTGCGCCTCGCGATAGATCACTCCGCGACGATTGCGCTCCTCGTCGTTACCAGCTAAGTCGTCCTTATCTACCTTCGGATCCTTCAAAGCGGCCTGCCCCTGCTTCTCTACCGCCTTCCAATAGGCCTCATCTGCTTTCTTATACGCCTTTTTCGCCTTTTCTTTCTCAGGGCCATCATCGAGCGATTTGTAATAGTCAAATGCCTCTTTCTTTTTAGCCTTCAGTTCGTCCACCTTGGTTGGTTTAGCGGCGGGAGCTTTCGCCGCTGCCCCAGCTTTCTTATTCTGGACATCCTCGATCTCCTTTTTGATCCTCTTAAGATCTTGGTCCGCTTTGGCAAATGCTTCCTCCGACTTGACTCTTTTTGGATCATTCTCTGGGAAAACCCAATTCTTACGGCGTTCGTCATCGAGACGATTGTAATTGTCTAGAGCGGTCTTACGTTCCTTGTTCAGTCTCTCGAGTTTTTCATCGTCCGTCTCATTCGCCTTTGGCTTCACCGACTTCTCAGCGGCGGGCGGCTTCGCGCTAGGCGCCGGCTTCCCTGTCTTCTCAGCGATGGCCTTATCCAGCATCTTCTTCTGTGCCGGTGTCACCTTCGGATTGCTCTTCAGCTTTTCGAGCTGTTCCGGTGTGGCCTTGTCGAGCGCGGCTTTCGCCTTCGCCTTCATTGCGGGTTTCGCCGCGGTCTTCTTCTTCGCGGCGGGCTTCTTAGCGACAGGCTTTTTGGCTACGGGCTTAGCGGCAGGCTTCTTCGCGGCGGGTTTCTTAGCAGCAGGCTTCGCAGCGGCTTTCTTCGCCTTAGGTGGAGGCACTTCCTTGGCTCCCACCTCATCCCCAGCTCGGCACTTCCCTCTAGTACCGTAGAAAGTCCCGTTCGGTCTCTGACACCTGGTGAAGTCCCACACGGATTGCGCGTTTTCGTCAAATGATCCGTACATCAGTTACCACGCTCCTTGGCGCAACGTTCCGCGCGTTCCTTAGCGACGCGCTTTTTCTCGAGATCCTCAGCGGTGGGTGGCTGCGGCGGTTCTGGGGGAGTTTGAGGTTGTTGTGGTTCGTTGGGTTGGGTTCCCCGTTGAGACTGCTCTGCTTGTTTTTCTGCGGGCGATCTCTTTTCTGGACAGGGTTCATTTTGGATCGCTTCGATACCACCATCGTAGAATTCGGAGTGAGGTATCGTCGGGAATGTGGCGATTGAACCCTGATCAAATTCCTTTTTGCGTCCTGAGTCACCCTTCTGCTTTCCCGGCGTCGAGTCCACGTCACTCAGTGGGCCCTCGGAGGCGTAGTCCCCCAGCTTCTGCGACTCAATGAAAGAGGCGACAGTGCGTGCCGCCTCCTCGGAGTAGCCCATGGCCATGAGCTGCTCTACGTGCTTGGATTCGGAGATCCCGATGGCGATGGCCTGTGCTCGACTCTTCACCACAGGACCCCTCCGACCCTTCTTGCCGGTGCCCGAGTGGAGTTGCCCACGTTTGAACTTGTGCATCACCATGCCCATCTTGTCCTTATGGGCACTCACATCATGATCTGGGGGCAACTTGTCAGACATCAGTCTTCTGCTTTGTCCGGTTGAGAGGCTTGAATCAGGTCGACGCCCTGAATGAAAGTCTGAAGCTCCTGTGTGGCGTAGGCGAGCAGGAGTTGGTTCTTGGTGGCCTTGGCGTCAGCGTAGGCGTCAATCAGTTGGGCGAGTGCTTGTTTGAGTTCCATGTTACGGTTTTGGTGGAGTGGGTATAGTTGGAGATTTGATTGGTGGAGTTGGCTTATCGTCATCATCGCTTTTTCGCATGATGTCAATTCCTAGTGAACCCAGTGTGCTAGTCAGCAGACCGGCGATGAACGTGGCGTCCATCTTCGGCAACAGCTGGGCGTAGTGGGCGGTAAGCAGCCCGGCGGTCCAGACGACCACACTCACCTTCATCGTGTTGATGAGTGAGAACGGTTTGCGTCTAGGGGTCATCCGCTTTTTAGGTGTTACCATAAGCGAAACCTGATCCTTCGAGTTTTACCCTACAGAAACCAGGTCACGATCGAGTAACGAATCCCGTCGGTGATAGGTGTGATCCTATGGGGGAAGCAGAAGTTTGAGGGAAAGATCACGACATCGCCCTGATCGAGGGTGAATATGGGTCCCTCCTCGAATTCAAGGCTTCCGCCAAAGTAATCATCCATTGATGATAGGTTGAGGATCATGGAGAGGACGCGTAAATCCTCGCCACCAAACCCAGAATCGACGTGAAAGTCGTAGCCTCCTCCCGCAGTGTATCGTAGAAGGTCGTAACCGCTATCATTCGCGTATCCACATGAATCGTTAGTGGAGAGATACCCTCGCCCAATACCACCAAATATGTCGAAGAGCTTACTATCTATGAGTTGCCTATTTGGATTGACACCTATCACTTGAGGAGCCGAGATCGGAAGGACATCACACTTACGTGCCTGTTCTGCCGCTTCCACCGCTACCGTGGCTCGATGCCACGCGGCGTCTCCGTCGAATTCCCGGATGATGGACTCACAAAAGTGAGGTGTCACAAAGTTGGGCAGGTGGACGATGTAGGAGTCGAGTGACTTCATTTGCTGGCCTGGATGAACCAGCCGGAGCCTGGACCCTCTACGGTCCAACGAGCCCTGATCAGATTCTCGCTGTACTTGAGGCGGTTTCCGTTGGTGGAGATGTAGGTGCCGGAGGCGTTATCAATCTCACCCCAAGGGTCATTCACGATGTAGTTAGTCCCCTCCTTACCGATCACGATAATCCAGTGACCACCACCAGAAGGCGCAGAAGAAGGACCATGATGAAGAATGCCCACAGGAACAGGGATGCCTTGAGCCAGAAGTGCATCGAGGGTTCCAAGGGATCCGTTGGTTTTGAAGGAGGCGGTGATTCCAAAGTGTTTCAGCGTCTGGACTTGGACTGAGGCGTCGGTGCTGTCACCACGCTTGAAGACTTCCTGAATGTACTTATCGTCACCTTTGGCGCCAGGAAGCGTCCCAGGTTTGAGAAACTCCGTGAGCATTGCGCAAGAAGAACTAAAGCAGGTCCTGCTAGCATCGCGGTAGTTATCTCGTTGACTGAAGTAGGGGACGTTAAGAACTGCTGGAACGGCTGGTTTAGACCGGTAGATCTTCACCCAGTTGGCGTCATCAGTCAGAAGTTTGGGATCCAGTTTCTGGATAGCAGCGTAAAGATCGTCGTACGCCGCACGGTGTTTGGGGTTGCTGGTGTCAGCGAATAGGGCGAAGTCGAAGAACTTCTTGCTGTCAAAGGATGCCATGGTCGTTACAAAATTCTTGGACGCGGGTGGTGAGTTTCACGAGAGCTTCGGTGGTCTCCATTAGCATCTCCTCGAGCTCCTCTCGACTGAGGTCTTTTAGCCCGCGTCTGATGTGCTCAAGACGGAGCTGTTTCTCGATGGGGAGTTCCATAAACAAGGGCGCGCAACTCGTCAATCTTCATCTGTGCCTGAAGGGCTTCCTCCGGCTTGATGGGTTGGTCATCTACGTAGGCGAGGAGTATCTCCATCTCCCTGTCACTCAGTGCCCTCAACGCTTTGGACACGTCCTCGTTTCTCAGGAGGTAGTGAACTTCATCCTCGTTGTAGACGAACTGGCGTTCCCGCCAATCCTCGGGTTGGGAGTCGTAGGAGGCGTGAATCTCCTTCCAACTCATCTCACACAGGAGCGCCCACTCCTGATCGATGCCGAGTTCGGCGGCTGCCTGCTCGTAGGACATCCCCGAATTCAGCAGCTCGCGGAGCTTGGCGCGAAGGCAACTCACTCGCCGAGGCAGGCGGACCATACGGGAGTAGTCCCGAAGGGCGTGGATGATGTAACCCTGAGCCGTGGCCCAAGCGTAAGTGCTGAACTTCACCCCCTTACCGGGAGTGTACCGACTGGCGGCCACACAGAGAGCGAAGTAGGCGACAGATTCGAGATCCTCACGTGTGAACATCCCTGTGTGGCCACCGGTGATGCACTTGGCACTGTGAGCGAGTCGACCCGCCACCCACTTGTGATCCTGAACCAGTTGTTTCTGCTCCTCCGTCAGCGGAGGATACTTTTTCACTCTCCTACGTCCCATACTACGCGTGGCAGGCTTCGCATTCTTGGATTTGAGCTGGGGCATAGGTGTTTCGATTAACGTAGTCGGTGTAGCCGCCGATATGCTGTCCGTGTAGCCAGAGTTGTGGAACGGTCTGCCAGTCGGACTTCCAGATCCCCTGACTCATCGCCTCCTCCTTGGTGATCTCCTTGTAGGTGATCCCTTCCGCCTTGAGGAGATCCTTGAGACGGTCGCACCACGGGCAACCCTCTCGGGTCACGATCATGGCATCGGAGACGCGTTTGGTGAGGAGCGAGCTGGACTTCAGATAGTACAGCGATTTCAGGCCCATCTTCCACGCGGAGAGGTGGAGCCTGAAGAGGTACTCGGGGCTCGCCTCGGGATCGACGAACAGGTTGAGTGATTGCCCCTGACAGACGAACGGTTGGCGATCCGCCGCCTGCTTGACGAGCTCGAACTGGTCGATCTCCCTCGCCGTCAGGAACACTTCTTTCTCCGCGTCGGAGAGAATCTCGGTGGGAAGGTGCTGTACGCTACCCTTCGCGGCTAGAATAGAGTCCCAGATGTCGTCGGAAACCCCGCGTTCGCAGAACAGTTGTTCTAGGACAGGATTCTTACGGACGAAGGTGCCTTTGGCCTGCTTTGCCACAAAGAAGTTTGAGTCGATGGGCTCGATTCCCTGCGAGAAGGCACCTGAAATGACCGAATTAGTGCGGGTAGGAGCAACAGCGAGGAGATGAGTATGGCGACGGCCAGATCCCTTACACCACTCGGGTTCTCCGAAGCGCTGAGCAAGTTCCGCACTGGCTCTCTCGGATTCCCCTCTGATCCACTCGTGCGCTTCGACATTCAGGCTCCTCGCTCCCTCAGAGCGGAAAGGTAGTCCGCGTTTTTGGTAGAGAGTGTGGAGTCCCATTGTTCCGAGTCCAAGGGCTCGGGACTTTTCGGCGAACTTGACAGCACGCCCAAGTCCGACGCGGTGTTGAGACTTACGGATGAACTCGGATACGACGGCGTCGAGTAGGTGGATGGCCAACTGAGGGACGGAGCGTCCGTTGGGAGAGACCCAGGAGCGATATTCGTCATAGCGGGCGAGGTTTAGGGAGGACAGAACACAGACGAAGGTGTGGTTCTCGTCGGTGTGGAGGAAGATCTCCGAGCAGAGGTTCGAGGTCTTGATGGTCAGTCCCCGATCCACGTAACATTGCGGATTCTGCCGATTGGCGTTATCAATGTAGACGAGGTAGGGTGAACCGGACTGGAGGCGTGTCTTCAGCACCTCCCCGAACAGTTCCTGCTTCGCGGCGTCGCCGGCGAGCATCTCCTCTACGAATTCGTCAGTGACGGTCAGAGCGACGTTGCTGTCGATGAACTTGCGAGGATCACCTTTCGAGTGGTCTTTCGCCCTGAGGAGTTCTGGAACATCGGGGTGGTCGATGGGGAGGTAGATGGCGAACGAACCACGGCGTACACCGCCTTGAGAGACGACGCGTGCGGCGAGGTCGTATTGTTGGGCCCAGGGGACGATACCAGTTGACTTACCACCGCCAGAGATCGGAGCGCCAGCGGGACGCACATCACCCATGTAGACACCTACCCCACCTCCATTCTTTGATAGCTGCGCGACCTCTTTGAGGTGCGAATAGATAGAGCTAACACTATCGCTAAGGTGGACAGAGTAGCAACTAATGGGAAGGGCGCGACTGGTCCCGAAGTTAGC